CCCAAAAAATGCCCCGAGGGGACCTTTCGAAAAACCTTTTCCCAAAACCCAAGGAGAAAACCATGAGTGACACCGCAGATGAGCCAACGCCAGAGGGAACGACCGTTGATCCAGCACCCACGGAAGAAGAAACCGAAGAGCGGGTCAAGGAAGTTCTCTCAGATGAGCAAGACCGACTTCGTTCTTCCGATGACGACACGCAGTCAGATGATGCATCCGTCGAGGGGGATGCCGATGAATCTTCGTGACAAGATTCGCGATGCTTTCGATGGTGACGACGATGACAAGGTAGATCCAGAAGTCAAAGTTCACTTCATCAAGGAGCGCATTCTTGACGAAGGGGATGCTGTACAGGAGGATGAACGATGAGTTGGTATGTAGCTAACTCACTTGATCAACTTCTGGCTGAGATCAACGTCTACGCACCTAATCGAAACAAGGCCAGCGATGGAAGCATCGGTGATGCGAACCATTCGTCCGGAACCAGCGACCACAATCCATGCGATTGTCACGATGCAGTATGCGCTCGAGACTTCACACACGATCCAGGTGGTGGATTTGACAGTTATTCTTTCGCACATTGGTTGGCGGAACGCACCACAGGACCAGAAGCTCGGGTAAAGTACATTATCAGTAACGGGAAGATCGCAAGTGGACAGGGTCAATCATACCCAGCCGGGGTGTGGAGAAATTACACGGGCTCGAATCCACATGATCATCACGTACATGTTTCGGTCCGACATGGATCAGAACTATTCGATAACGCAGGAAGCTGGAATTGGTCTAGTGGTGCAGCGCCAGGACCAACCCCTAAACCGGAGATTGGAAAGGATCAGATGTTCGCACTAATTCGCTTTGATGGTCGTACCTATCGATGGAACGGTATCAATCGTCTCTTGGTTCCCAATGAGCAGATGCTCGGAGGAGATCAGATTGTACTGGGTTGTCTTGGAATGAACACTGAAGTCTGGGATGTCGACCCTTGGTGGGGTTCTAGTTTCCCAGAGGTCACTTCATTCGAGACGCATTGGAACACGTCCCTTATCGCTCAGAATACCGCTGGTATAGATAAAGGCGCTATTGCATGAAACAGCCACGGACCTTACCTAGCTGGGTCGGAGCTACTGCATTTATTGTTGCGTTCTTCGTCTCACTAGGTTGGGCCGTGGCAATGGCTGCTGCGGCGTTTGACGATAGTGTGTCTGACGCTGGTATTCAACTATTAACCGGACTTGGTGGAGTTTTAACAGGAGCAGTTGCTGGTTTCCTTGGTGCCGGAGCGGCGCTTATCTGGCAACATCGAATCGATTCCAAGGATTACCAGGAAGGAGATGATTCCAATGGAACAGGGAAAGTATGATTTGAGTCTTTACAGAGGAGATACCTACTCACGTGGCTTCCGCTTTTGGGAAGACCAGCCAGGTGGAACCGCGTTTGATTTAACAGGGGCAACAGCCGAAGCAGAATTCCGGGATAAGCCTGGCGGGGCAAGTGTTATACAATTTACTTGTGCCATTACTCTTCCTAATACAATTACCATTCACCTTGTGCCGGCCCAATGGGCATATGCTCCAGCTAAAAAGGGATACTGGGATCTTGAAGTTACATTCTCTCCGACGGAGGTATATACTCTGATCGCAGGAGATGTTATTGTTACGCAGGATGTGACTAATTCTTCGGTGGATGTACCATGACTGTCGTAGAGGTCATTGAAGGGGACGAGATTATTGTAGAGGTTGTACTCGAATCCGCTCCGGAAGTCATCGAAGTTATCTCAGATAATTCTCCAGACATGGTTGAAGTAGACATCGGAGGCATCGGGCCTCCCGGAATTCAAGGACCAGTCGGTCCCACCGGTCCTGCGTCAACAGTTCCAGGTCCAGTCGGTCCCACAGGTCCAATAGGTCCTAAAGGTGACACCGGTGTTACTGGTGCTACTGGCCCCACTGGACCTACTGGTGCTGACTCAACCGTCCCCGGTCCAACCGGCCCACAGGGTCCTATTGGTAATACAGGTCCACAAGGGCCACAAGGTGTTCCAGGAGTCAGTAATGTTCCTGGCCCAGCCGGCCCAATAGGTCCAGAAGGTCCACAAGGTCCAAAAGGTGACACGGGTGATATTGGTCCAGAAGGTCCCGCCGGTGGTGGTCCAGAATCCGATGCTAAGTTTAATACTTTATATGGTACCAATCAAGTAGCCGTTCCTCCAAACTGGTATAATACAGCAGTTGGTGATTCTGCGCTTCAGTATCTTAATGCAGGAACTGGTCAGAACACGGCTGTAGGTCAGGGCGCAGGCCGACAACTTACAAGTGGATATAGTAATGTAATCGTTGGTTTTCAGGCATTGTGGAAAGATACTGTTGGTGGAAGAAATACTGCGGTTGGTACGCAGGCATTACAGAATTCAACTACCTCGACCGGACTCAATACTGCTATAGGTGCAGAAGCACTACAAGCTATTACTACCGGTTATTCGAATACCGCGCTTGGTTCGTTTGCTGGTAATAGCATTGCCTCTAACTATGGTAATCTTTTCCTTGGGTATCAAGCTGGATACGCCATGACGAATAGTAATTATACGGTTTTTATTGGATATCAAGCCTCTGGATACACACCAACGGGTAATAATTATGCCATCGCCATTGGACATCTCGCCAAAGCTACTACCGAAGGACTTGCAATCGGTAAGAGCGCAGAAGCTCGTGGCGCCAGATCTACGGCTATCGGTACAGGTGCTATTGCTCTAAACGCTGATGAAATTATGCTTGGTAAAGCTACAAACACCGTCAATATTCCAGGAATTCCAAAATCGGCAACGGTACCAGTCTCTGCAGATGACCTGACTAATAAAGCCTATGTCGATAGTAAAGCTGGCGGAGGTGGTGGTAAGAGTCTTGATGTTCAAATTTTTTCGACACCTGGTTCTTTTACTTGGACAAAGCCTGCCAACGCAGTAAGTGTAGAGATTAAAATAAGCGGGTCTGGTGCAGGAGGTGGCTCTGGTCGAAAAGGAGCTGTTAGTACGCTTCGTGGTGGCGGAGGTGGCGGAGGTTCTGGTGGATATTCAGAACTTACTGTTCCAGCGACCACACTAGCTTCTTCTTGTGCAGTATCGGTTGGAGCCGGAGGAACCGGTGGTGCAAGTATTACAACAAACGATACCAATGGTATTGCTGGTGGTTATGGTGGAATCAGTAAGTTTACTAGTGGTACATTTAATATTCAAGCAACCACCGCCTATCCAGGAGCAGCGGGTTTCGCAGGAACCGCCGCTGGAGGAACGCCTGGAGCTGGTGCTTTTATTGGTTCCCCAGGTGGAACGTCTGGTGCAAGCGGTACAACTAATAATGGATCAGCCAGTACGGGAGGCGGCGGTGGTGGCGGCGTGGCTTCTAATAATGTAGCCATCGTTGCTGGATATCCGGGTACTATGAATTCAAGAGGAACTAGTATAACACCAGGTGGTACAGGAATAGATGGTGGTAGTGATATTATAATCCCAGGTCTCTATTGGAGTTATTGTGGTGGATCAGGCGGTGGTGGAGGAATAACTGGAAATGCTGGAAAAGGTGGGAATGGATACGGCGGTTCTGGTGGTGCGGGTGGAGGCGGAGGAACAAATGACGTAGGTAATTCCGGTGCCGGTGGTAATGGCGGCGATGGATGCGTTATCGTTACAACTTGGTGTTCGACCTAGAAGGAGAAGCATGAGTTACTTGACTCAAAACGAGATTGCAAACAATTACTCAATCAACAGTAGAGTTGCACAAGCTGCTGCTGAACAGAACGCAGGAGAAGATCCCGATCGATGGGCTCAAGAGAATCGTCGGGACTGGGCTTCAGCACCAGGTTGGGATGATGCATGGGAATCCGCCAAGATTACCCATGAAGACGATGAGGGTTATGACCCAGGAGCAGACGAGGCCGTCATTACAGATGGTCAGATCTTGTCACAGGTTCAGTCGATGCTTGCATAGTAAGGAGATTTTATGGGCGTTGCAAAAAGAAGAGTAGGACGCCCAGCATCTACACCAGAAGCGCGAGAAGGTCAGCTAGTTAATCTTGCAGTAGAATTGGCTGAAAAGCAGCTATCAGAAGGAACTGCATCAGCGCAAGTAATCACACACTATCTTAAGCTGGGCTCTACCAGAGAGAAACTAGAACAAGAACGCTTGGGAAAAGAGAATCATCTCCTAGGCGTCAAAGCAGATCAAATGGCCGCTGCTCAACGCGTTGAAGAGTTGTATGAAACGGCTTTGAATGCGATGCGGAGGTATGCGGGACAAGATATCGTCGATTATGACGATGAATAAGTCATACAGAGAGCTTATTCGTCTCGAATCGTTCGAGGATAGATTGAAGTATTTAATGCTGCATGGGCGGGTTGGGGCTACTACGTTTGGATTTGATCGCCATATCAACCAGGCATTTTATACATCATACGAGTGGAAAAGGGCTCGAGATCACGTTATATCTCGAGATAATGGATGTGATTTGGGGGTTCCAGGCTATGAAATTCATGGATCTCTTCTTATTCACCATATTAATCCTATGGAGGTTGACGATATTATTCATGGGGACGAGAGTATATTTGACCCAAATAACCTGATTACAACTACTAACAAAACACATAACGCCATACATTTCAGTGACATGAGCCTAATAAACCAACCGTTTGTTGAACGAACAGCAGGCGACACCAAACTTTGGTAACCAATAAAGGAGGTTGTCCAATGGAAGAAAGCATTTTACTTAGCACTAAGCGAGTTCTTGGAATTGCCGAGGATTACACCGTATTTGATTTGGACATCATCACGCATATCAATGCTGCATTCTCTATTCTAAATCAGCTGGGCGTAGGTCAAGCTGAAGGATTCTTCATTGATGATGAAACCGAAACGTGGGATCTGTTCTTGGCCCCACCGAATCAGTTAAATCTAGTTAAAACATATGTAATTCTCAAAGTACGAATGCTCTTTGATCCTCCCGCTACCGGATTCCTGGTTACAGCCATGGAGAATCAACTCAAGGAATACGAGTGGAGACTGAATGTCTTTAGGGAGGTGGAAACATATGACGACATTGTCCCAAGCGACGGCTTTTATAAACCATACCAAGAACCAGAACCAATCGACATCTGATTATCTGGAACACTATGGCAAGAAGGGTATGAAGTGGGGTAGGCGTAAGCAACGCGCAGAAGCTGGAGCCAGCGGAGATACCCCTCGAGGTAAGTATACGAGGCCCGGTCACAAACTTACCGATGAACAACTTCAACAGAGAATCAAGCGTTTGGAGATGGAGAAGAAGTACAACGATCTCCGTAATCCTAACAAGCGAGGTAAGAAGTTTGTTGATCATGTTCTAGTTGGTAGTGGTCAAGATGTTACGAAGAAGCTCTTGACTAACGCGGCCTTGCTTGCAGTTAGAGCCAGTTTAGAGAAAGACGGTAAGGGTAAGGTTGACGCAGAACTTCTTACCGGCATGAAACGAGGCGGTAAGGGTAACGATTGATTGGAGGTCTAATGGGATTATCTAATACGGCGATACCTCAGTATTATGGTTTCTTTCGAGCAGCTGTGCTGCGTGGAGAGATTCCAGTTAACAGAGAAATTTCTGCAGAGATGAATCGCATAGATGATCTCATTTCCAATCCAAATATTTACTATGACGAGAACGCCATCAAAGGTTTTATTCAATATTGTGAGATGGAACTCACGCTAACTGATGGTGGCGATCTTCGTCTTCTAGATAGTTTCAAACTATGGGCCGAGCAGATCTTCGGTTGGTACTACTATGTCGAAAGAACAGTATACCAGCCGGGACTGCAAGGCGAAGCAGGTAAGTATGTCAGAAAGAACATCCTGAAACGACTTACCACCAAGCAATACCTGATAGTAGCAAGGGGTGCAGCAAAGTCAATGTATGGTGCCTGCATCCAAGCCTACTTCCTGAACGTCGATACCGCAACCACGCACCAGGTTACTACAGCGCCCACAATGAAACAGGCAGATGAGATTATGTCTCCTTTGCGAACTGCCATCACCAGGGCAAGAGGTCCACTGTTCAAGTTCCTCACAGAAGGATCAATCAGAGCGACAGCAGGATCTGCGTATCAAAGAGTTAAACTTGCGTCGACGAAGAAGGGTGTAGAAAACTTCCTGACTGGGTCTTTGCTGGAAGTGCGTCCGATGACGATTAACAAGCTTCAAGGTCTGCGACCAAAAGTGTCAACGATTGATGAGTGGTTGTCTGGTGACATCAGAGAAGATGTAGTTGGAGCAATTGAGCAGGGTGCGTCGAAGATGGATGACTATCTCATCGTCGCTATCAGCTCAGAAGGTACAGTTCGAAACGGTTCCGGCGACACCATCAAAATGGAACTAGCAGACATCCTTAAGGGAGAGTACCAAGCTCCACACATTTCGATCTGGCATTACAAACTCGACGACATCGAGGAAGTTAATGATCCAGCAATGTGGTTGAAGGCTAATCCGAACTTAGGTCAGACCGTTACTTATGATGTGTATCACCTAGACGTGGAAAGAGCTGAGAAAGCACCTGCTGCGAGGAATGACATCCTTGCAAAGCGCTTTGGTATTCCAATGGAGGGCTACACTTACTTCTTCACCTACGAAGAGACGCTTCCACATCGCCCTCGAGAGTTTTGGCGTATGCCGTGTGCACTAGGAGCGGATCTTTCTAAAGGTGATGACTTCTGCGCTTTCACTTTTATGTTTCCGTTGTCTAATGGGTCATTCGGAGTCAAGACAAAGAGCTACATCACAACTCTAACCTTGATGAAACTTCCTGGTGCAATGCGAATGAAGTATGACGACTTCATCAATGAAGGAAGTCTACAAGTTCTCGATGGAACCGTACTTGACATGATGGAAGTGTATGAAGATCTTGAAGTTTTCATCCAACAGTCTGAGTTTGATGTTCGTTGTTTCGGTTATGACCCGTACAACGCAAAAGAATTTGTTGAAAGATGGGAAGCAGAGAATGGTTCTTTCGGAGTAGAGAAAGTTATTCAGGGAGCACGAACTGAATCGGTTCCACTCGGAGAATTAAAGATTCTTTCTGAAGAAAGAGCCCTCATCTTTGATCAAGATTTGATGTCATTTGCAATGGGCAATGCGGTTACGTTGGAAGACACTAACGGAAACCGAAAACTTCTAAAGAAAAGAGCAGATGAGAAAATCGACAACGTCTCCGCCATGATGGATGCGTACGTCGCATATAAAGCGAACAAGGAGGCGTTTGAATGATCATTGAGGAGGTGAATCAACGTGGCTATCAGAGATAGATTTAAGAAAGCATGGAATGTCTTCCGTTCATCGTCTAATGAGCGTGATGATTACCAATATTTCGGTAACACTATGGGTCCGAGCTATGGATATAAGCCGGATCGTGTAAAGATGACGTTTTTCAATGAACGTTCTATCATTTCCTCCATTTATAATCGAATCAGCATTGATGTTGCTGGTATTGGTTTGCGTCATGTTAAGTTAGATGAAATTGGACGATATGCGGAGGATATTGACAGTTTTCTTAATCGAACTTTGACTCTTGAGCCCAATCTTGACCAATCTCCACGAGCTTTTCGACAAGATATTGCGCTGACACTTTTCGATAAGGGGTGTGCGGCAATCGTTCCTGTTGATACTGGTGACAATCCAATTACTCACGAGCGAGTTGAGATTTACACGCTCCGAGTTGGAGAAATCACTGCTTGGTATCCAAAGCATGTCAAGGTTAGTCTATATAATGAAGCAAAGGGTGCACGACAAGATGTTACGCTTGAGAAACGTATGGTTGCTATTGTTGAAAATCCTTTGTATGCAGTAATGAATGAGCCAAATTCAACGCTTCAAAGACTTATCCATAAACTAGGTCTTTTGGATGCAGTCGATGAACAGTCTGGCTCTGGAAAGCTCGATATTATCATTCAGTTGCCTTATGTCATTAAGTCTGAGGCTCGCCGACAGCAGGCAGAGCAACGACGGCAAGACATTGAGTTCCAATTGAAGGGTAGTAGGTACGGCATTGCCTATACTGATGGTAGTGAGAAGATCACCCAATTGAATCGCCCGGCAGAGAACAACCTCCTTGCCCAGGTCGAGTTCCTAACCGGCATGTTGTATGACCAGCTAGGTATCACCAATGAAATCATGAGTGGTACCGCTGACGAGAAGACAATGATCAACTATTTCAATAGGACCATCGAACCTATTGTTGATTCCGTTGTCGAATCAATGCAGAGATCATTCCTTGGTCCACTTGGAGTGGCTAATCGTGAAAGAATTCGTTACTTTCGAGATCCGTTTAAGTTGGTTCCTGTTTCAGAGATCGCTGAGATCGCTGATAAGTTCACAAGGAACGAAATCCTGACCTCGAATGAGATCAGAGGGTTTATGGGAATTCCTCCATCGACCGATCCGAAAGCAGATCAACTCGTAAACAGCAACATGCCCACGCCACAACCAGAACAAATTCCAGTGGCTTTAGCTCTTGGAAAGGAACGTCAAAATGGAAGCTGATTTCAGCGGCTACGCCACTAAGGCGGGGCTCAAGTGCTCCGACGGTCGAACCATCATGCCTGACGCATTCAAGCATCAGGACAAGATGAAGGTTCCTCTCGTCTGGCAGCATGGACATACTGACCCGGAGAACGTTCTTGGTCATGCCATTCTCGAGAATCGTGAAGATGGTGTTTACACCTATGGTTACTTCAATGATTCTGAAAAGGCAAAGCATTCTCATAGTCTTCTAGAGCATGGCGACATTAACATGTTGTCTATTTGGGCTAATGATCTCATTGAGCGATCTGGACGAGTCATTCATGGAGCTATCCGTGAAGTCAGTCTTGTTCTCTCTGGAGCTAATCCTGGAGCAGTTATTGAAAGTGTTACTATTCGACATTCAGATGGTGACGTTGAATCTCTTGATGACGAAGTAATTATTTATACGGGTCTTGAACTTGAGCACGCAGAAGGCGACGCTCCTGCTGATGACACCGCCGATGAAGGTGAAGAAACCGTTCAGGAAATCTACGATGGAATGAGCGAAAAGGAAAAGACGGTCGTTGCATATCTTGTTCAACAAGCTCTTGCGGCAGATGCAACCGTTCCAGAATCAGAACCAGTAGCACAAGACAACATGAATGATTCCACTAACGAATCCGATCAGGAAGGCAATGAAATGACCCGTAACGTTTTCGAGCAAGAAGAGGGAAAGACCGATACGTCGCCAATTCTCTCTCATGCTGATGTTGCTGGAATTGTGGCAGATGCTACCAAGACTGGCTCGCTGAAGGAGTCTGTCCAGAACTACGCTCTGGCTCACGGCATCAATCAGATCGATACTCTCTTCCCAGAGGCTCAGGCACTCACCACGGCTCCGGAGTTCTACACTCGTCGGACTGAGTGGGTGAATTCGGTTCTCAATGGCGCTCGTAAGAGCCCCTTTAGTCGAGTGAAGACTCACTGGGCAGATCTTACGTATGATGATGCTCGTGCGAAGGGTTACATCACCGGAGAAGAGAAGCAGGAAGAGTTCTACGGAACCGCACGTCGTGAGACCGGTCCTCAGACCATTTACAAGAAGCAGAAGCTGGATCGCGATGATATCATCGACATCACTGACTTCGATGTGGTTGCCTGGATGAAGGGTGAGATGAGGCTCATGCTTGATGAGGAGTTGGCTCGTGCCATTCTTCTTGGAGATGGCCGTACCCTTCCAGATGCCGACAAGATCCTCGAGGATCGTATTCGTCCCATCGCCAAGGATGACCCTCTGTTCACCATGACTGTCTTGGTTGACATGGCCGCCGGTGATATTTCGGATTTCGTGGATGCGATCATTCAGTGGCGTTCACAGTATCGTGGCACTGGTACTCCGACATTGTACACCAGCGAGCATCTCATTTCACAGGTCATGCTTCTCAAGGATACGCTTGGTCGTCGAATCTATACCTCGCTCGAGCAGTTTGCTTCTGAGATTCGTGTTGCCTCCGTTGTTCCGGTTGATGTGTTCGATCCGGCGGCTGGCCAGCCTTTGGCGATCATTGTGAACATGAACGACTACGTTATTGGTGCCGATAAGGGTGGACAGGTCAGTCTCTTCGATGACTTCGATATCGACTATAACCAGTACAAGTACCTCATTGAGACTCGTGTCTCTGGTGCTTTGGTTAAGTTGAAGTCGGCCATTGTTATCAAGCAGGGAACATTTGTTCCTCCGCCGGCTGGTACTGTTCATGCCATTGTGCCTGAGCCGCTGAATGAGCGTCAGAGTGTTCCGCCGCAGCATGGTTCCCTCCCCGGACCTGGAATTTCTGAAGATCCGGAAGCCACCACCGCTACCACCGGTACAAAGGGCTCCAAGAAGGAGTCGTAATATCGATTAGAAGGAGTTTTGATGGCACGATTTAGCGGAGAAGTCGGTTATGGAGAAGCAGTAGAAACTCCGGCGGGATCTGGTGTATGGGTTGATGAAATCACTGAATTTGTATATACCGGTGATGTTATCAGAAATACTCGTAGGCTGGAAGAAGGAGAACTACTTAATAATGACATTTCTGTTGGAAATTCGATTAGCATTGTTGCTGATCAGTACGCTGTCGAACACTTCTTTAAGATCAAATACGTGAGGTGGGCGGGGGTTCTATGGACGGTATCAAGTGTACAGGTTCAGAGCCCTCGCCTCATCCTTAGTTTAGGGAGCGTCTACAATGGCCCAACGCCTTGAACTCCAGAGTGTGTTAGTTGATATTCTGGGTACCAATGACGTTTATTTTCAGCCTCCTCCTACTGTTCAGATGACTTATCCATGCATTGTGTACAATCGTGATGATATAGACACGACCCATGCGGACAATAAGCCATACAAGAGGAAGACGAGGTATCAAGTAACGGTCATTGATAGAGACCCAGATAGTGCAATCCCGGAAAAGGTCGGCGAACTACCTTTGTGCGTGTATGACCGATTCTATGCGGCGGATAACCTTAACCACGACGTTTACAAACTGTTTTTCTAAAAGGAGAAACCCATGGCAACCCTCGTTTGGGACCAGAGCGGCCAGCGCACGTATGAAACCGGCGTTGATCACGGAGTCCTTTACATTCCAGACCAGTTTGGTGCATACACCAACGGATTTGCTTGGAACGGCCTTACTACCGTTACCGAGAGTCCTGCTGGTGGCGAAGCAAATGCGCAGTATGCGGATAACATCAAGTACCTGAATCTGTACTCAGCCGAAGAGTTCGGTGCGACCATCGAAGCCTTTACTTACCCGGACGAGTTTGCTCCATTTGATGGTCTTGGCGTTCCTGCGCCTGGCGTCATTGTTGGACAGCAGTCCCGTAAGGCTTTTGGTCTGTCGTACAGGACGAAGCTTGGTAATGATCTTCAGGGAGATGATTACGGGTACAAGCTTCATCTGATTTATGGTGCAACGGCCAGTCCATCAGAGAAGGCATATGCCACGATCAATGATTCACCAGAGGCCATTACCTTCAGTTGGGAAGTGGCAACGGTCCCAACGGCAGTAACTGGATTCAAGCCGACCTCATTGATCGTAGTCGATTCAACTCAGGTCTCATCAGGAGATCTTGCGGCCCTTGAGGGACTTCTTTATGGAACAGCAGGCACCGATCCGTCCTTGCCCCTTCCTGATTCTGTCCTTGGGCTCTTTACCGGAAATCAGACCTTGGTGACACCAGTGGCCCCGTCGGCAGTCGGTAACGTCGTTACCGTCCCCTCGGTTGTTGGAGTTGAGTATTACATTGAGGGACAGCTCAAGCCTGCTGGCGATGTTACCATCACAGAGAACACGGTGGTTAATGCTCGTCCGGCATCGGGCTATGTCTTCCCGGCGGTCACTGATGATGACTGGCTCTTCACCTTTACTTGATTAAAAGATAGGAGGCCAAAGAGTGCTTACATTAATCATCGAAGGAACTGAATTTTATGATGAAACAACCAACACTTTCTCAACTGTTGGCGACACCACTTTAGAGTTTGAGCACTCTTTGGTTTCACTGTCAAAATGGGAGTCAATTTTCGAAAAGCCTTTTCTTAGTCCTGGAGAGAAAACGTCAAATGAAATCTTCTCCTATATCGAAGCAATGGTTATAACTCAAGATTACGACCCAGCAAGTATTCGTAGGTTAACACAAGAGAAGTTAAACCAGATAAATCAATACATCGAGTCGAAACAATCCGCAACTACCTTTGGAATCATGCCAGAGACAACGGGTCGTGGTGAAACAATCACATCCGAACTAGTTTATTATTGGCTTGTTGCCTTCAACATTCCCTTTGAATGTCAGTATTGGCATTTGAATAGACTGTTTGCTTTGATTCGAATCTGTAACATAAAGAATTCGAAACCAAAGAAGATGTCTCGTGCTGAAATGGCCCAAAGGAATCGAGATTTGAACGCACAACGCAGGGCTCAACTAAATTCAACTGGATGAAAGGAGGCTCGATGACAAAACTTGTTTGGGATAAAGTAGGGGAACACACTTTTGAGTATGGATTAGACCGAGGCGTTCTTTATTTGGAAGATGGCTCCGGAGTAGTTTGGAACGGACTAACTGAAATTCAAGAAAGCTTTAAGAATGAAGTAGAAGAAATTTTCTTTGATGGTCGTAAGATAAATGACTTCGTGAAACTTGGTAATTTTTCAGCTACCATGAAAGCAGTGACTTATCCGGATGAATTTTTACGGTTAGAAGGAATCGTTGATCTAAGGCCAGGATTGTACTTTCGAGATCAAAAGATGCAATCGTTTAGTCTTTGTTATCGAACTTTAAATGGTAATGATGTAGAAGGTGTTGATGGATACACCCTTCATGTAATTTATAATGTAACGGCAATCCCAACTGACACAACATATGCCTCATTGTCTGATTCTCCAGAACTTGTTGAATTTGAATGGGATCTAACATCAATTCCCTCAGACACTCTTGGATTTAGACCAACATCACATTTAGTATTTGATTCTAGAAAAATGGACCCGTGGCTTCTTGAGGATATTGAAGAGATATTGTACGGAACTGACGAAAGAGACCCATCGCTTATTGATATTCTTGATCTGATTGAGTTTGTAGATACATGGTTCAGACTCAAGATCACAGATCATGGCGATGGAACCTGGTCGGCCTTGGAATATCAAGAGGGTTATAACATTCGATTCCTTCCAGATCAAGCATTTGAAATCGTGAATGCCAATGCGACATATCTTGATGAAGATACTTATCAAATCTCGGATGTAATGGACGTAACAGACATCCCACGAAAGGGGGATTAATGGCAACAGTTACTGGATATACTGCTAACCGAATGAAGATCATTGAAGATACCACCGTTGTTGATGGTGAGGTTCGAACCGATAACCTTATTTTGGTTACTCGAGAGGGAACAGAAATTGACGCCGGAAGTGTTCGCGGTCCACAGGGAATTAAAGGCGATACCGGTGAAGTTTCCCAAGCTGAACTAGATGCAGCAATGGCCGCACAGTCAGCTGCCTTGACTGCGGCAATGTTCAAGCCAGGAATGCTTATGATGTTTGGTGGGCCAACGGTCCCATCGGATTGGTTAAAGTGTGATGGAGCAATGGTTAGCAGAACGCAATATGCCGCTTTATTTGCTGTTATTGGAATAAATTATGGTAATGGAAATGGCACATCAACGTTCACGCTTCCAAATCTCAGCACTAGAATGCCTTTTGGACTGGGTAATGCCCCATATAATGTACTTGGATACAATCAAGGCGGTGAACTAGCGCATCAATTAACCACGGCTGAGATGGCTCAACATAGTCATGATCTTTGGCATAATCACAGCGCTAGTAGTGGTGCCAACGATGTTGGTCACGCCCATGGAATCAGTGTGTTTGGTTTAGGTGGAGCTAGTACTCACAGCATTCCAGGCGGCGGTGGTTGGGGATATGGTAATACATTTACCAACAACCAAAATTCAGATCACTCTCACCCCATTACAGTTAATCATGGTGGTGGAACAACAACAACTATTGGATCAAATAATACGCATAACAACATGCCCCCGTTCGTCGTCGTGAATTTCATGATACACATCTAACGAAAGGAAATGTCATGTTAGCAGACATGGTAGTAGGAGAAGCAGGAACAGCAGAAGTGTTGTTTCTTCTAGCTGCAATCATTGCTTTTATAGAAGTTGTGTTTGATTACGCTGGATCAAGAACGATTAATTTTCTTGCCATCGCAGTAACCTTGATTTCCATCGCCTTCTTTATTCTATAGAAAGGTCTGCCGTGATTGGTGTTGAAGAAAGCGGCTCCTTTAAGAATGCAGATGAATTTCTAGCTCGTATGCTTAATGACAATCTTGCAGTTAGATTACGTAGTTATGGTCAAGCAGGAGTCCACGCATTAGCTAAAGCTACTCCATTGGAAACGGGGGAAACTTCACACTCATGGGGATTCAGAGTAATTCAAGAAAAGAAGGGTCCTACCATCGAATGGTTCAATACACACGTAAACGATGGAGTAGTTATAGCAATCATAATTCAATATGGGCATGGCACAGGCACCGGGGGATACGTTCCCGGAATTGATTATATTAACCCAGCCATGGAACCGGTGTTTAACAAAATCATGGATGACTTCTGGAAGGAGGTGACGAAGTGAGCGGAGTAGATAATCGCGTTGTAACTATGACCTTCGATAACAAAGTATTTCAACAGAAGGTCGGAGAAACCATCGGCAGTTTAGATAAACTCAAGACAGCTCTTAATTTTGATGCACAAAAGAATGCATTTGCTGATATTTCTGCATCTGCCGGCAAGGTTAATTTTAGCCCCATACATACGGCCCTTGACAGCATCAATACTAAGTTCTTGGCGCTGTCTACCGTTGCCCTAACTGCTCTATCCAATATCACCTCCAAAGCCATTGACACTGGTCTCCAAATGGCTAAGCATTTAACTCTTGATAATGTTATTGATGGTTTCCATGAGTATGAGACCAACATTAATTCGATTCAAACCATTCTTGCTAATACGGCAAGTAAAGGAACAAATCTGGATCAAGTCAATGGTGCTCTTCAGCAGCTGAATGAATATTCAGATAAGACGATCTACAATTTCGGTGAGATGGCCAAGAACATTGGAACATTCACTGCTGCTGGTGTTGATCTAGATACTTCAGTTCAATCCATCAAGGGTATTGCTAATATCGCAGCCATGTCTGGTTCAAGCTCTGAACAGGCGTCCACAGCCATGTATCAGCTCTCTCAGGCCATTGCAACGGGTTCCATGAAACTTATGGACTGGAACTCCGTCGTCAATGCTGGTATGGGTGGCGAGGCTATGAAGACGGCCTTGTTTGAGACTGGAAAGGCTATGGGGACGCTTAAGGACGTTCCTATGGGCCAGACGTTCACACAGTGGGAAGATGCTGGTAACTCGTTCCGAGATACGCTTCAGGATGGGTGGGTTACGGCAGATGTTCTAACTACCACACTTGGTACCTTTACTGGCGACATGACGAAAGAAATGCTTGTCGCTAAAGGATATAGTTCAGAGGTAGCCGATCAAATTCTGGCAACGGCAAAGATTGCTCAGGACGCAGCTACTAAAGTAAAGACCTTTACTCAGCTTCTCGGTACCACAAAAGAGCAGATCGGTACAGGATGGGCCGATTCATTCAGAATCATTATTGGTAATTTCCAAGAAGCACAAGAGTTATTTAGTATGATCAGTGCGGGCATTGGTAAAGTTATTGGCGAGAATAACAACGCCCGTAATGAAATTCTAAGAGGTTGGGCAGCCTTTGGCGGACGCCAGGCAATGGTTGAATCTCTGATCAACGTTTGGGTTGCTCTTGGTAGTGTTCTAAGACCTATCCAGGAAGCATTCCGAGAGGTCTTTCCTCCATCAATGGGGGCTAATCTTGTAAAGATTTCTGCTTTTATTCGAGATTTCACTCACAGCATGATCGCTAGTGGTGAAACTGGTGAGAAGATCAAGTCCATATTCAAGGGTATATTCTCTATCTTCAGCATTGGCATTGCTGTCGTAAAGGGTATTGTACACGTATTTACAAGTCTTGTAAGTGCCTTATTTGGACTAGCTAGTGGCGGAGGAGGAGGACTTCTCAGTATCGCCGCAGGCATTGGCGAATTCGTCAGTTGGATCAGAGAGCTTCTCGTAACACAAGGTGGTATTGAGAATTTCTTCAACATACTTGCCGCAGTGCTTACTGCCCCCATACATTTGCTTACGGTTGTCAAGGATGCCGTTGCTGGGTTTGTCGGTTCTTTGATTGACTCTATGGGCGGATTTGGCGGAATTTTCTCCGGAGCGATGACTGGAATAATGGCCTTCAAAGATGCCATGATTTCGGTGTTCTTTGCCCTTCAGCCAGCATTCGTAGCGGCGGCTATTTGGATCGATGCATTCAAGGAACGGGTTATAGAGCTTTCGGCCGACCTTATTCCTCCACTAAACAAGCTAACTGAATTTCTAACTGGCGTGGCTCTCAGTATCGCCGGTTTCTTCACAAGTCTCTTTGGGGATGCTGGAGGAGGGGCTAGTTCTGCCGCTTCTTCCGTTGACACGGTTACTGATTCTGTTACCGGACTGAGCCTTAGTTTCGAATGGCTACATACGGTTGCGGAGGCACTTAGTTCTGCTTGGGATTGGCTGACCGATAGACTTGCTATATTTGGGGATCAGCTCGGCGATAACATGAGCGATATCAGTTCTGTCTTTGCCGGCCTTGGTGGTGCCATTAAAGACATGTTCGATGGTATCGATTGGGATACCGTCATTGAGGCGGCCAAGGTTGCTCTTGGTGGTGGACTTCTTGTGGTCATCAATAATCTCATCAAAGGGTTTGCCAAGAACGGAATTCTATCTACTCTAACCGGTGGACTATCTGATTCCATCAAGGGAACATTTGATCAACTTACAGGGACGCTAAAGTCAATGCAGCAACAGATCAAGGCGCAAGCTTTGATGAAGATTGCCCAAGCTATAGCAGTACTGGTTATTGCCATGATTGCATTGACCTTTGTCGATATTGCAGATCTTGCTATATCACTTACTGCCATGGCAGTCGGCTTTGGTGAGTTGTCTGCAGTTATGCTTGCCCTAGACAAGATGTCAAGCAGTGGTAAGAAACTATTCTTGCTTTCTGCCGGCCTTATTCTTCTAGCACTTGCTATGGCTATTCTTACATCCGCCGTTGTCAAAATGTCTCAAGTTCCATGGGAAGAGCTTCTCGTTGGTCTTGGCGGAATGGCGGTTCTTATCGGTGCGCTCATTGCAACTACTCATCTTATTTCTGGTGAAGAAAAGCCCATGCTTAAAGCGGGCCTGGCCATGATTGTAATGGCTCTTGGAGTACGAGCACTAGCCTGGGCCATGGGCGCATTTACCATCTTGGACATACCAACATTAGCACAAGGTCTTATTTCCGTAGGTGCTGCTCTAGGTATGATGACTCTTGCATTGAAGTTCATACCAGAAGAGGAAGTGCTTAAGAAGGGTGGGGCTATGCTTCTGCTCTCCTTTGCTATGGGCAAAATGGCAGGTGCTGTTGAGCGCTTTGGTACTATGGACCTTGATGTTCTAGCTAAGGGGTTTGCTGGCGTTGGCCTGTCGCTTCTTATTCTAGTTAAAGCCATGAATGCAATGCCTAAGGATCTGAAAGAATTGGCTCTTGGTCTTCTCTTGGTTGCTGTGTCTTTGGAAGTTATTGTGGATGCAGTTAGACGAATGGGTGACATGGATCTGTGGGAGCTCATTAAGGGCCTTGGTGGTCTAGCTATTGCTCTTTATGGTATTCAATTGGCTGCAAATTCAATGACCGGTGCAATGGTTGGTGCACAAGCAATTGCTCTAATGGCAGCTTCTTTGTTGGCATTGACCTTTGTTATCAAGATGATGTCAGAGCTCGGTCTTGAAGGAATTCTCGTCGGAGTTCTTGGCATTATAGTGGTAATTGAATCCCTAGCTGTAGCATCACTCTTTGCTGCAGCCGCGGTGCCCGCTATGGAGTTGGTTGGTGGTGCACTCATTACACTGGGTCTTGGCATCATGGCCTTTGCCCTAAGCGCGGCATTGCTAGCAGGTGCTGTATATTTGATGGCACAAGCCTTTGCAATACTTGCTGAGCTTAGTGAAGAAGGCATTAAGAACATCATCAATGCCATTAACTCCATCATTGAAGCAATTCCAGGATTTGTATCTAGACTTGCCAAGGCGTTTACTGATTCAGTTGGATCAATGGTAAGTATGGTACCCGACCTTCTAAAGGTTATTGGAAGTCTTCTCGATGGATTGCTCGATTTGCTCCATGAGTATATCCCGAAGCTTGTAGACCTTATTGTCATGCTTCTAACGGAACTACTTAGAGGCATTAGGGAGATCTTCCCTGAAATCGTAGATACCGTAGTTGAGCTTGTCTTGGCTATGGCCGAAGGAATTCGAGATAACGTAACCAACATTGTTACTGTATTCCTAGAGCTTCTTCAGAATCTTGTTGACATCATTATTGAGAACATTCCCATGTTTGTGGCTGCCGGCCTTAAGATTCTACTGGCATTCATTCAGGGTGTTGTTGATAATGTAAACTTGCTTATTGCTGCCGGAACGGACATGCTTATTCAGCTGTTGGCTGGAATTACCAATAGTGCTGTTCAAATCATCCAAGCCGTTGGCACCATGATCACAATATTCATTACGGCAATTACTGGAGAAGCTATTCGAATTGCCAAAGCGGGTACGGACGCGTTGATTGTATTCCTTGGTGCTTTGACTGGCGATATTGTTAGAATTGCAGATGCAGTTACAGCAATGGTCGCTACGCTTATTCTTGAACTTGGAAATAATGCAAAGATTATTCTTGACGCTGGTACGGCAGCTCTCATCAAGTTCCTTGAAGGACTTAATAATGACATCAAGTTGATTACGCCGCATGTGCAGAAGCTTCTTGATACTATATTCTCTGAAATGTTCAAGCTTACTTCTACGTTTGCACAAGGCGCCAAAGACTTTATTCTAAAGCTATTTGCTGAAATAACAGCACACACTACAGAAATCATGACAGGCGCTAAGAATATGATTGTGGCTATTCTATCAGCTGCAGCCAATTCCTTTGTCAGCTTGGTCAATGAAGTGCTAGCTGTTCTTACTGGATTCCTAGATGCTCTAGCTAGAGCTGTTCGTGACAATTCAGAAAAGATTAACACTTCAGCAAAGAATCTGGTTAGAGCACTTATAGACGGTGTCGTTAAGGCGTTTGGTCTTAGTGAAATTCTTGGTGGACTTAAAGACGCTGTCTTCGGTTTCTTTGGTAAGGTTGTTGACTGGGGTAAGGAAGCTGTTGGCGCTAAATCACCATCCAAGGAATACATGAAGATCGGTATCTACATGGTACAGGGTCTTGGTGTTGGTCTCCAGGAAACTGCTCCAGCAGAAGCGGGTGCTAAAGTTCTAGCTAGCAATACAACTAGAGCGTTTAATGATGCAATGAAGAAAGCCGCTCTTGCTATGCAGGATATGGATGAGTTTAATCCAACCATCACACCAGTGTTGGATCTAACTCAGGTAATGCAGGACGCAAAGGCATTGAATGATATGTCCTTGACATCACCCATTGCCAGTGTCTCATTCCAACAGGCTAATGCTATTGCCCATACCAACGACCGAGCACCAACAGAAACATCCGCTACGTCAACTGCTCCAACGGTGGTCAACTTCGAGCAGAATAACTATTCACCAAATGCTCTGTCTACGAATGATATTTATCGTCTTACGAGAAGTCAGATTGTTCTGGCAAAGAAGGAGTTGAACATACCATGAGAGTAACTAGCATTGGTCTATATTCATCAAACGACGTTCTAGTTGCTCAACTGAGTTTCAGAGATCCAAAGGCTCTCAATCCGTATGTTGTAAGAGAGATTGTTGGATTGGATGCTGACGAGATCGTCCCGAGATTTTATGGACAATCTGTAAATAATGATGGAATGTTCTTTGATTTTTCCATACCATCTCGGGAGATCGTCATAAGCATTCTCTTGAATCCTAATTACGGTGAAGACGATAAGTCGTATTCAGACCTTAGGGATGACATTTACAAAGCGGTCTCTGCTTCTAGAACCGGCCTTATTACTTTGAAATTTTATAATGGGGAAGAAGAGAAGGCTCGTCTCAGTGCATTTGTTACCAAACTTGAATACGCACACTTCACGGATCTACCTGAAATTCAACTAACGCTTAGATGTGAAGATCCTATGTTAAAGGGTCCAACTCAAATCCTGTTGCATGGTCGATCTAATATGGATAACAGTATATTTGAAATCAAAGATTCAACGGCACCGCATGGATTTGAATTCCAAGCAACATTCACTGCAACTTCTGCAAATTTTTCTATTAGAGCTCCGGATTTGGATTGGGAATTTCTGGTTAAGCCAAGTTCAAATTTTCTAATAGGTGATGTGTTGACATTCTCAAGTGAATCTGGTCATAAGCAATTGAAGATGACTCGAGGTGCTACTGACACCTTCCTTGTGGATAGGATTGACAAGGCATCTATATGGCCAATTCTGTTTCCAGGTACGAATAAATTTATGCATACTAGTGTAATACAATGGAACTACATCAGATATTACCCGACATACTGGGGGATCTAATGGATATTTTCAAATTTGCTCCCATCACTAATGATATCGATTTACGCAACGGTGAATTGGTCCATGGTATTAAAACCGTAATGTGGATTGAACGATACAGAGAAGCGGGGGAATTTACTATTACAGCGAATGTAAGTTCCGGAATTAGAGATGCTCTTCCAATTGGTACATTCATTTCTCACATAAAAACGCCAGAAGTAATGGTCGTTGAGAATCATGAAATAAGTGATCAAAAAACCGACGATCTTGAAGTCACCATTACTGGAAGAAGTTTTGAAACGATTTTGGAACAAAGAATTGTCGGTGCTAATAAAACTTTCCCGGCTGGTGAACCAACAAACGTTGTCCTTGCAGCTAATACAAGCTGGCGGCAAGCAGAAACGCTTATTAGTTTGCATATTGAAACAGGGCAAGTTGTTGATCCAGCTGATGTTTTAAAAAATGTCTATCCCATGGCTACAGTAAATAATAGTACAGGGGCATCTGTCGCTAGAGAAGTTCCATTTGGAACGGTATATGACGCAGTGATTGATATTCTAGCAGAAGACAATATTGGCATATCAACTTCGAGGCCAACCGGCGGTAGTGCTGTAACATGGATTTTTATTCATGATGGTGTAGATAGAAGAAATCAAGTCGTCTTTTCTTTCGATGCTGGTGATATAACAAATGCCGATTACTTATGGAGTAATAAGAGCAGTAAAAACTCAATATTGGTAACTAGTAATTGGTCCCAAGTAATGGTGAAGGCTGGTGCTGGATACAGCCGTAGAGTTACTATTATTGATGCATCAGATATCGATGAGCACATCAAAGACCCGCCAGATCAGACAGTAAGATGGCAAATTGAGAATAATCTAACTAATCGTGGATATGCAGTACTAAAGTCCATGAATCAGATTTCTTTGTCAAAAGCACAGGCAGCTAAGAACTCTAAAAAGTATGTATACCGAAAACACTTCAATGTTGGCGATATTGTGCTGATTGATGGCTTATTTAATGAGTCTGCGTCCATGCGAGTTACAGAATATGTCGAAATTTTCGATAAAGACGGTTCTAGTCAATATCCGACCCTTTCTACTTGGCCTGAGGTATCATGAACATCATATTTTCTATAATTCTCTTCTGTATTGGTGTTTTCGTTGGTTTTCTTATTTTATGGACAATTGGTAAATCAGTTGACGGACAATTGATCATTACAGAGGATGAACACGGAACAAAGAAGTTTATTCTCGATTTGGACCTCGATCCATATTACATAGATAAGCAGAAGATAATTAAATTCGAGGTTGTTCATGACGAACCACCACCCAAGCCTCCCATGCCAAAGCCTCCTACATCGCAGTAAAAACACATATTGTAATGAAACCGACTGAAAGTGAGGCAGTATGTGGAAGGCAGTGATGACCCGTCATCGCAAGCCCCTAGACGAGCTCATCAACAATGTGGAAGCTGATATGCTTGCGCATGACCCGGATTCACAGGAATACACGACGCTATTGCACCATCTGGAGCGATTGAGGAAGCTGAAGGCTGATAACAAGCCCAAGCGATTCGACCGCAACACGGTGTTGCTGGTGGCGGGTAACCTCCTGGGGATCGTGGTCATCGTGGTGTGTGAGAAGACCGAGGTGTTGAGCCAGAAGGGTTTGAGAGAAGTGATCAAGCCATCAAACTACATCCGCTGAGGAAGGAAGATAAGCCGTGGGGGCTGTATGAGAGAGATCTTGTACAGCTCCTACAGCTTTTCGCATTTTTTACGTTTGGACTTCTTTTTTGAATCCCCAAAAATCCCCGGGGAAAGATTTCTGAAAAAGCGTCGCAGAAAATACAGGCATCATAATGAGAGGAGACTGAAATGTCTGGCGACACTGGAAACAGAAACGGCCAACCTCTTTTATATTTTTTCCAACCGAAAGGAACCTAATGCCAAAGCGAGCAATTCAGTTGACGTGGGTAGATCCAAATCAGGAGAAGCCTCGTACTACATATACAGCGCCTGGATATGCAAGGCCAACTACAAATCCAGACTTTACTGATAAAGCGGTATTCACACAAGATGCCGTCAAGGAAGTTGTGAAGACAACTGCTAGAAGTGTCGGGACGATTGTCTTTGGATATGTGATTCTCGATGCAGCTCGTACAATTCTTATTTCACAATTTGGAGGCAAGTCATGAAATGGCGTGATTGGATTCAGAAGCAATTGGAAGAAAATCCCGGGCAGGTCGCCTTTACAGCGATTGCTGCTTTTGGGTTGGCAGTTAAAGCAATTGACGTTCTCAGCCAAGCGCAAGGACGCCGTGCATATGCAAAGCAGGTGAACTATCGAGTGAGGAGCCGACGTTGAGCTACAAAGTTGTTGCTGTCAAGCAAGGCCGTGGTTACGGTATTTCTAATTTCATTGGTGATTGTGTGATGACATGTATCACCTGTGGTTTCTGGCTCATCTGGGTGCTTATAAGGGAGTTGAAGAATTGAAATTCAATGTAATGGGGTTTGTCAATCAAACCAATAAATTGATTCGAGCTAATTCATCAACGATCCTGTCAGTGGTAGCCATTGCAGGAACTGTTGGGACAGCCGTTCTGGCTGCCAAGGCTTCGTTTGAAGCAGCAAAAGATATTCAAGAAGCAGATCCACCGCCCGAAACGTTCAAGGAGAAGGCAGAACTTGTCTGGACCCGATACATACCAGCCACGGCTACAGGAGTGGCGACTATTGCTAGCGTCATTGGGAGTGACCGTATTAGCAATAAGCGTACTGCGGCTGCAGTCACGGCGTACACGGTCGCAGAACAAGCCTTCGCTAACTATCGTGAGAAAGTAATCGATCAAGTTGGTGCACGCAAAGAGCAGAACGTAAGGGATCAGATTGCTCAAGATATAGTTGTAAACAACCCACCTGGTCAGACAGTAATCGTTGGTAACGGTACAGTATTGTGTTGTGAGCTTCTTACCAGACGATATTTCATGAGCAGTATGGAAGAACTCTTACGGTCTCAAAATGAGATTAATGCACATGTGGTGAATAATCTATATTCTACGTTGAGTGATTTCTATTACATGATCGGTCTTGGGCAAACGTCACACTCAAGTGAAATTGGCTGGGACTCTGATAAATTGATGGATCTGGAATTCTCAACGGTTCTTAGTGAAGACGGACGACCTTGTCTGGCGTTCGCTTATAATTACACAAAGCCTATTTGAGGAGTATTATGAGTATTGATGTTGAAATGTTTGAAGATGAAGATGATGCGCTACCAATGAAGCATCGGATATTCAAGGTTATCTTGACCGGTGTCGGTGCCGTCATCATGAAAGAATTGATCAGTGTCTATTACGACCATATCCTGGAAACCCGCCGAGAAGCCAAAGAGAAAGAAGATGACTAGTGTTTAAGCGAAGCATTACTTTTGAAACCTTGGAAGATCCGCCAAGGAGAATTACTGAAGCACATTGGTTCCATCTGACGATGCCAGAATTCGTGGAAGTGACCGGTGCTGATCCTGATACCAATCCTGATGATGTGAAATTTACTGAAATTGTTGCCAAGACCGACGACCTCATCTTGACCGCATATGGTAAAAGGCTTGATGGTGGTATGGGTTTTGAGAAGTCAGATGAGATTCGGAAGGATTTCAAGAAGTCTCTCGCATATTTGGCTTTGTGTGATGAACTGTTCACGGATGAAGGTGCCTTGAACAAGTTTGTGCATGACGTTCTTCCTGACAAGTTGGCAGAAGGATTGGACAAGATCACTGCACTGCAAGAGAATGGCGCATCTAACAAGGAAATTCTAGAAGCAATATCAGGACCGACTCCTCCGGTTCCGCCTACGCCTCCTACCTCTTAAGGACTAATATGGACTATGTTGGTAATAGTAAGAAGAGTAAGGAAGAACCTTCTGAGCAGCAGCAAGTTAGTGAAAAGGTAACTGTAAAGAAGAAGGTTGAGAAGGTTGTCACTGGTACGGTAGTTGAGAAGAAGCCCTCGATTGGTCAGAAGATGAAAGGGGTATTCTTTGGGGCCGGTTTCAAATCCACTGGTGTCTATATCCTTGAAGAAGTACTTCTTCCTGCTCTTCGTGATCTTATTGTGGATACCGTCAGACGAGGTACGGAGCGCGCTGTGTATGGTGACTCCTCTTATAGGACCCCTCGTGGTCGTGAATATGGCCCTCGAACAACTTATAACGCTACTCCAGTAAGGAGGCAAGTGTATGAGACAACTGCTCGAGAACGAGGTCATGTGCCAGATCAACCTTTGCGCCCTCGTAATCGTAGGGGCGGCTTGGAGTTCATTCTACAGAGCAGGAGTGAAGCAGAGGATGTATTGGAGCAACTCTCTGCAGCGCTCGAGAAGTATGAGTACGTGACCATTGCGGACCTACGAGAAACCCTAGGTCTCAAGGTTGAGTACACAGATAACAAGTGGGGATGGACCGTCCTCAATGATGTAGAGATTCGTCAAATTCGTGAAGGTTACCTGTTGGACCTTCCTCCAGCGGAGGCACTCTAATGGCAACTGATAGCATCACTTTCCGAACCAAAAAGGAAGCTGATGATGTACTAGAAGCAATTAACGATATTCTTAATAACTACGAATACATCGCGGTTTCTGATCTTAAAGACTTACTCGGAATTCCTCCGAAGTACACAGACAGCAAATTAGGATGGACATCTCGTGCTGGGATAAACATTCGTGAATCTGGAGATACTTATATTCTGGATGTTCCAAAACCGATGCTACTCTTCTAAGGAGAAATAATGTCACTAATTTCCAAGGAAACGTCACGGGTTGTTGCTCGTAATGTTCTCAAATTCAAGAAAGAGTCTCCGCATATCTTCTTTGCCGCAGGCATTGCTGGATTTGTGGGAACCGTATATTTGTCCTCTCGAGCAACTCTGAAGCTTGAAAAGACGCTTGATGAGTTCAATGAGGAGCTTGATGATGTGAAGGGAGGGACTAATAATAGTAGGGATGTTGCCTACGTCTACGGGAAGAACTCAGTTAGGCTGGTAAAACTGTATGCGCCTGCAGCGCTGCTCGGTACGGCCTCTGTCATGTCCCTTACAGGGTCTCATGTCATTATGACTCGTCGTAACTCAGCTCTTGCTGGGACGCTTGCAATCGTTACTCAGGCGTTTGATGAGTATCGAGAGAGGGTCAAAGCTGAGCTTGGAGAAGATAAGGAGCTTGACGTTCGGTACGATCTCAAGGAACTAGAGATTCAGAACGAGGATGGTACCAAGCAGATCATCAAGCTTGGAGATACCAATGCTCTGTCCCCTTATGCACGATTCTTTGATGAATATTCAGTTAATTGGCAAAAGGATGCAGAGTACAACCGTCTGTACGTACAGTGCCAGCAGAACTACGCTAATCAGCGTCTCGAGACGTATGGCCACGTATTTCTAAATGATGTATATGATTGGCTCGGAATCGAGCGATCACGTGAAGGTGCCGTTGTTGGCTGGTTGTACAACGGAGAAGGTGACGGATATATCGACTTCGGTATGTTCGATGTTTCAAACCGAGATTTCGTGAACGGAGATAATCGAAGCATTCTTCTCGATTTCAATGTTGACGGAGTCATTTTCGACAAGATTTAGGAGGTGGCAATGGATATTCAGGAGATTACAGAAAAGCCTTGGTTCATTCCAGCGGTAGTTGGTGTTGCTGCCTCCATTGGCGGTTTCGTTGCTGGTGGAATCATCGGTCTTCGTGTTGGTTATCAAGCACGAATCAAGGAGGAGGTAACTGAGATTGTCGAGGCTGCTGATAATGATGATCAACTCGAGTTTGAATTTGATGCAACCGTAGATGACTTGGTAGAGATTGACGATCCTCGACTTACGGTACTCATCGAAGAAGAAACCATCATCGAGGAGACTCGGTACGATCCTAATCCAAGGAATGATCCTAGGGATATTCGGGTTGATGGACCACCGATGATCTATGTGGATGATATCAAGGATAACAACGTCTTTGATAGTTCATTTGATCACTGGGATTACGATGAGGAAGCAGCTGTCCGAACTGAGGACGCACCTTATATTCTACATAGGGATGAGTTCTGGGCAGAGGAGAAGGATTACGATCAATCAACCCTCACGTACTATGCCGGTGATGATGTCCTAGTCGATCAGGATAATAAGGATATTCCTGGTTATCGTTCTGTAACTGGAATCCTAATGTTTGGTCATGGATCTGGTGATCAGAACGTTGTGTATATTCGTAACGACAAGCAGTCGGCAGAGTACGAAGTGCTTAGAGATGAGGGTTCATATTCCGAGGAAATTCTGGGCGTACAGCTGGAGGAAGCTTCTGAACGGAGCGACCTAAGGCATTCGGTCAGAAAGTTCCGGCCTAAGGACGACTAATGTCAACACCACTCGAAGATGCATATTTCGACTGGCTACAGGCTAAAGTCGTACCGCTTGGATCGCAAGACAAATCCTATTTTGAACTTATTCGGATACTTCACAATACCGAATTCGTTTGGCTTATTCTCGGTGATGACAATAGAGCTCAAGATGGAGAAGATCTTCGATATTTGTTCCTACGACAGGAGCTCATTGACGAAGAGGATTCTGCATGGCCGATGATTAATTGTTCCGTCCTTGAAATGCTAGTAGCCTTTGCCGTTAAATCTGAATTCCAAACGGATGACAGTGTACGGGATTGGTTCTGGGAATTCATGGATAATCTGCATCTTACAGAGTTTTCTGACGACAACATGAGTTACGAAGCTGTTGACGAAATTCTCTATACTTTCATATGGAGACTGTACGATTTAGATGGATCTGGCGGAGGTCTATTTCCACTGAGAACACCATCCAAGGATCAACGAAAGGTTGAGATCTGGTATCAGTTCTCGGAGTATATTATCGAAAACAACCGACTAGCCTAAAGGGGGGTCTGTGGATTTTTACACTATTAGAATTAAAGAATTGAAGAATGGAAATCTACAGGTGCGTCCTGATTGGAGAGTTGGTAGGTCAAAGGATTTGATGACTCGTGGCGGGTCGTTCTATGCTATTTGGGACGAAGAGAAAGGCCTCTGGTCTACCGATATCTACGATGTGCCACGACTTGTTGATGAAGACCTACAACGATATGCGAGGCAATGTGAACGTGATACTGGCGTGGATCATTCTGTCGCTACGATGGAGTCGAATTCGTCGAGGCTATGGGAGGAATTCCAACGATACCTGAGGAATAGTGGGAACAACTCTCATAACCTTGACGAACAACTGACGTTTGCCAATACCGAAGTCAAAAAGACTGATTACGTTTCTAAAAGATTGGAGTATTCCCTTGATAGAGGTAAAAGCGAAGCTTGGGACTCGCTTGTTGGAACTCTCTATAACGAGGAGGAGCGGGCTAAGATTGAATGGGCTATCGGCGCAGTTGTTTCGGGTGAATCTAAGCGAATCCAGAAATTCCTTGTGTTTTACGGTCCACCGGGTAGTGGAAAATCCACCATTCTCAACATTGTCCAAAGTCTTTTCTCTGGGTACTCGTCAATATTTGATGCCAGAGAGTTGGCAGGAAATAACAACACATTTGCCACGGCGTCCTTCAGAACGAATCCATTGGTTGCCATTCAACACGATGGCGATCTATCAAGAATTTATGACAACACCAAACTTAACTCAATCGTAGCTCATGAGATGATGACCATCAATGAGAAGTACACGAAACCATATGAGAGTCGTTCAAATGCTTTCATATTCATGGGGACCAACGTCCCTGTGAAGATCTCGGATGCCAAATCTGGGATTATTCGTCGTCTCATTGATGTCGTTCCTACAGGGCAAACTATTGATCCTGATACATATCTTATCCTGATGGATAGAATCGGGTTTGAGCTTGGTTGTATTGCTCAGAGATGCCTTGATGTGTATAACTCTATGGGGAAGAATTATTACAATACGTACCGACCCACAGAGATGATGTTGCAAACGGATGTGTTCTACAACTTTGTTGAAGCTAACTTCGACATATTTAAGTTGGAGGACGGCATAACTTTGAAAAGGGCTTGGTCTCTTTACAATGAGTTTTGTGATGAGACAGGAATTGACAAGAAATTGCCTCAGTACAAGATTCGTGAAGAACTCAAGAACTACTTTGATGATTTCCACGATAGGTATCGATTGGACGGTGTTGACGTGAGGAGTTACTATAGCGGGTTTAGGCGTTTGACTCCCCCCGTCCCCGTTTCTGACCTGCCTATCAAAACTGAGGGTGAATACATCATCGATTTGGTGGAACAACCCTCGATTCTTGATTCTATATTTGCTTCACAGCCTGCTCAGTACGCCAACAAGGATGGTATTCCTGGTAGGAAGTGGGTGAATGTAAAGTCAACTCTTGGAACGTTGGACACCTCGAGGCTGCATTACGTGAAAGTTCCAGTGAGTCATATTGTGATTGACTTCGATCTTCAGGACGAAGATGGTAACAAATCTCTGGAAATGAATCTAGCCGCAGCTTCGAAGTGGCCAGCTACATATACGGAACTAAGTCAGAGCGGGAAAGGTGTACATCTCCATTACACATATTCTGAGGATGTAGATGAGCTTGCGGCCATTTATGATGTTGGCATTGAGATCAAAACCCTCCTTGGTGATTCATCGCTTCGACGGAAATTGACGAAGTGCAATAATATCACGGTAGCCTCTATCACCAGCGGGCTTCCGAAGAAGGAGAAAAAGGTGCTAACTGAACGAAGCATTAAAAGTGAAAAGGGTCTTCGTGATCTAATTGCCAGGAACTTGAGGAAGGAAATTCATCCTGGTACAAGGCCCTCCGTTAATTTCATCATGAAGATTCTCGATGAAGCGTTCGAATCCGAAATGGCTTACAACGTTTTGGATATGCGCCCTGATATCCTGGCCTTCGCACTTAAAAGCTCTAATCACTCCGGTGAATGCATGAAGATGGTTCAAGCCATGAAGTTCGTAGGGCAGAATGATATGCCTGAGGCTTCAACCAAATCTGAAGACCCGATTGTCTTCTATGATGTAGAGGTATATCCAAACCTCTTCATTGTGTGCTGGAAGGCACAGGGAGATCCTACGGTTGTTCGGATGATCAACCCAAAGCCGGAGGAAATCGAGCCCCTGTTCAAGCGGAAGCTTGTTGGGTTCAACAATCGTCGGTATGACAACCATATCATGTATGCTCGTTTCCTTGGATATTCTCTTGAGGACTTGTACAACCTCAGTCAGAAGATCATCAATGGAGGAAATGAAGTCAGGGTTCTCTTCGGAGAAGCGTTCAATTTGTCGTATGCGGATATCTATGACTTCTCTTCAGAGAAGAAGGGTCTGAAGAAGTTCCAGATTGAACTGGGAATCCACCACATGGAGCTCGATATTCCATGGGATCAACCAGTTCCTGAGGGACAGTGGTCAAAGGTAGAAGAATACTGTGTGAATGATGTTGTCTCTACGGAAAAGGTTTTTGAATATCGTAAGGACGATTTTACCGCCAGGGAAATTTTGGCAGAACTTTCCGGATTATCGGTAAATCACACCACACAGATGCACACCGCCAAGATCATATTTGGTGATAACAAGAACCCCCAGTCATCCTTTAATTATACTAATTTGAGTGAGGAATTTGATGGATACAAGTTTGATGGAAAGGAGAGCACGTATCGTGGGGAAGTACCCGGTGAAGGTGGATACGTATATTCCGAACCTGGCTTTTACACCAATGTGGCACTTCTGGACGTGGCGAGTATGCATCCGACGAGTATCGAGCAGTTGGATCTATTCGGGCCTTACACCGAGCGATTCTCAGCCCTTAAAGCAGCGAGGATGGCAATTAAAAATAAGGACTACGATGAAGCCCGTAGCGTCCTTGACGGTAAGCTCGGAAAGTTTATTGACGACAGTGGTGTGGGCGCTGAAGGGTTGGCATATGCTCTCAAAATTGTTATCAACACCGTATACGGATTGACCAGTGCCAGGTTCCCTAATCCATTCAAGGATAACCGGAATGTAGATAATATCGTGGCTAAGCGTGGGGCCTTGTTCATGATTGACCTTAAGCATGCTGTCCAAGGGAAGGGGCACACTGTTGCACACATCAAGACAGATTCAATCAAGATACCCAATGCAACGCCGGAGATTATCGACTTTGTTATTGATTTTGGGAAGCGGTACGGTTACGACTTTGATCTTGAGGCCACATATGAAAAATTCTGCCTCATTAACGACGCCGTTTACGTCGCCTATCACTCTGGACACTGGAACGCAGTCGGAGCTCAATTTCAGAATCCCTATGTCTTCAAGACGTTGTTCAGTAACGAGGACCTCACACTGGACGATTTCTGTGAGACAAAGAACGTAAATCAAGGCATGATGTATTTGGACTTTACCGGAAGGGAGGATGCAGATGTCTCGGATATGCGACTTGTCGGTAGAACTGGGAGCTTCGTTCCTGTTGTGGACAATGGTGGTACTCTTTGGCGTATCAAAGAAGGAAAAAGATTTGCAGTCGTTGGAACTAAGGGATTTCTTTGGGTCGAACGTGAAATTGCAGAGCAAAGAGCCTCCCTTGAGCAACTAGAAATAGACATGGAATATTTCGGTGCACTTAAAGTGGCTGCAGTCAAGGCCATTGAACAGTTCACATCGTATGACGATTTGGTGAAGGATTAACCATGGCAGATGAAGCAAAACGATTTATCGTGGAGGATGCCACAATCATCTTCCGGAATTTCACAGGAAAGGAAGGACAATATAATCGTGAAGGTGACCGTAATTTCGCCGTCATTCTTGACGAGAAGGTTGCTAGCAGTATGCTTGAGGATGGCTGGAATGTCAAATACCTCACGCCTCGTGAAGAAGGGGAAGTACCAACTCCTTATATTCAAGTATCGGTAAACTTCAACAATAGGCCTCCAAAGATAATCACGATAACATCTGCTGGACGTACGCCTCTTGATGAGGGTTCTGTTGAGATATTGGATTGGGCAGATATCAGACTTGCGGATCTGATTGCCCGAGGGTATGAATGGACGGTTAATGGTAAGAGCGGGGTTAAAGCGTATCTCCAATCACTATTTGTTACGATTGAGGAGGACGAACTCGAGCGAAAGTACGCCATTAAGAACGACGACTAATAACCCACCCAGCATTGAAAGCAGGACCATGGAGTATACAGATTTTATCCGCAAGCCATTTGTGGTGGAAGCGGTTGAGCTAACTCGAGACAATATCGAGGAGGCAGCCGAACATGTCGGCATTCTTCGAAAGAAGCGTAACGGAGATCCATATATCCAGGTGAACCCCTTGTTCGTTCCTAACGTCGAGCGAGTGTTCCTTGGATTCTTCATGACTCGTATGGGGGAGAACATTCGTTGCTATTCCAAGCGCGTGTTTCATGACCAGTTCACTGCAATCACACCGGATATCAAGTCCTGGGTAGATTTCATGACGAACGAACATGCTGCTCCCAACGACCACGATCCACTTACTGCCGAACAGATTGAAGCACAGATCAGATAGGCGCAGGAAATACAGGCACCATAATGAGAGAACACTATAGATGCCCAATCTATGGAGGACCACCAAGTCCGCAACCTCTCACTTTTTTATAACTTTCGTTTAGGGTGCTAGACGCCGGGGCGTACAATTGGTCTTGTTCCGTCCCGCATAGGTCTACAGTCTGTAAGGGGTTTGTCGGTTTCTCATCACCTCCCCCTGTCAGGCCACCCTAAGCCCATACCTACTTTGAAAGGAACAAGGCCATGAAGAGATTACCCGGTAGAACAAGAGATGCTGATGATCACAAAGCACGTAACATGTTCTCAATCACCGTGACTGATGCTCAAGCTGAGCTGTTGGATGATGAGGTGATAAGGACTGGATTGAAGACAAAAACTGCTTTGATTCGTTCAATCCTTGATCTTTATTTCGATCTTGAGGTGGACTGATGGCAATTCATACCAGTACGACAGTTGCGAAATGTGATGCGTGTAATCATGAGATGACCCAGCGCGAATTTGATAAGCAAGTCGATTGTTATTGCAAGGTTTGTTGGCCACAGATATTTTGTAAAGGTTGTCATGAGAGATCTTGAAATCATCTGTAGGACCATCGTAATAGCATCATGTGCTGTCATTGCACTGTCGGTAGCATTGATCGTCGTCTGAAAGGAGGGTCTATGCGTAACTCACGCATTACGATCACTAAGGAGACCAACGGTTGGATCGTTTCAATTGTTGATTTCTCCGTATCTATTTCCGATCGATGGAACACTTCACGGTGTTTCAAGACGGAAGCAGAAGCCACTCAATACGCCGATGGCGTAAGGGGATGGCTCGTCGTCTGAGCGACGTTAAATAGGTCTTAAGCTCAGAGCGTTAGGGCGCTAAGAAGCATGGGTCAAATCCCCTCCAGGAGACCATGTATTCTTACAGGCTGTGCAGGCGCGTTGTCAGCCCGCCCTATGTGAACTGTGAAGGAAAACACAGCAGGAGAAACAATCTGATCAGTTGATTCTCGCAAAACAAAAAACCGCTTAGGTACGCAATGCGACTGGTTTACCACCTCCCCTGGTGGACCCAGGTCTTGCGGCATATTGGTATGAACTATGCTCAATAGGGTATAGTGATCCAGTATGAGGGACCACAAGACGCTTAAGGACCGCCTGTTAGGGGTTGCAAAGTATGCTTTCGAGGAGAGAAACCGAGACGGTATACACGCCTCCATAATACAGGTACATTTAGACAACGGTACCTTCCGGGAATGCCTGGGGGTCCTAATCCGTTGACTGAGGGCTATAATTGTGATGCCCTCACACCTATTCACTACTTTGGAGGA